ACGCGCTTGGCCTGCCTCGACTGCGGGATCTCGGCCGACGACGCGCTGTCCAAGCGGGCCGCATGACGCGCAGCTTTCGGGTTTGGTTTGGTCAGATCGTTTTTGTAGACTGCCTTGTCGGTGTTGATGCCATCGACCAGATTCTTTCGGAGCAGGTACGCCCCGAAGTCTCCGTGCCCACCGCGCAAGCGGTGGGGCATCACACGGAGACTCGGGGCGTTTTGCGTGAGGGTACACAATGGAATCAGTAGGGCGCATTCTTTCCGGCCGACCACGAGAGTGTCGGCACAGTGGGGCGTTCTTGGCGCGCAATGGCGCGCTGCCCCAGTTCGGCGCATGGTGTGATGGCTGTGCGCGGTGGGTGACCAAGGAGCTGCTGTGGCACGCCGGACTCTGGCTGCCGTCCGATCACGAGAAGCTGACCGGCATCGACCTCGGCGCCGTACCGATCCGCCCGGTGGCGTGGTTTCGGCACTGCGAGAAGTGCGACAAGTGGGCGACGTGTGAGGTGCACCACATCGCCCCCCGGAAGTTCTTCGGAGATGCGTGCGAAGCATGGCCGACCGTCTATCTGTGCCGCCCGTGCCATGAGCAGTGGCATACGATTGTGACGCCGGGGCTGTGCACCGACTACGATCCATCCGCCCACGCGGCGCAGTTGCTGGGCTACCTCGGCGTCATGAACCTGCGGCGGCTGTGGGTCGCGGTGAAGGCCGCCAACCAGGAGGCCGCGTGACCTTCCCGAAAGGCTCCCTCGGTGCCGCCGCGTTGTACTACGCGGGATTGGGATGGGCCGTCTTCCCGCTCGTTCCACGTGAAAAGATCCCGCTCTTGTCCAAGGCCAAGGGCGGCAACGGACTGAAAGACGCGAGCGCCGACGTGGACACCGTGACCGCATGGTGGACGCGCTACCCCGACGCGAACATCGGCCTGACCACGGGGGCGAGTTCCGGCCTCGTGGTGGTCGATGTGGACGGCGCGGACGGCGAAGCGGCGCTGGCGGTGTACGGCGAGTTGCCGCTGACGGTGGAGTCACTGACCGGCAAGGGGCGGCACCTCCTATTCCGTGGTGCGCCAGAGATCCGCAACAGCGCGGGCAAGTTGGGGCCGCAGTTGGACGTGCGCGCCGAAGGCGGGTACATCGTGGCGCCGCCCTCGATCCACCCGAACGGGGGTGTGTACAGATGGGCGAACGGGCGGCATCCGGGCAAGCTGACGCCGGCCGATCTGCCGGAGTCGATCGCCAAGCGCATCACGGGCGTGGTCGGCTCCATCCAGCCGGTGGTCGGGGCCGCGCCACAGTCAGCGGTCGATGTGGTGTTCTCGGGCGTCGGGTCCGGTGGCCGGAACCAAGCGTTGACGGCGTACGCGGGGCGCCTGTTTGCCAAGCAGCACGGCGCCGACGAAGTGCTCGAGCTGGTGCGCGCCGTGAATACGACCAAGGTCAACCCGCCGCTCGAGGATGCCGAAGTGGTGGCGTTGGTGCAGTCCATCGGCCAGACGCATCACCGGAACCATCCGCCGGCACCGGAGCCGTCGCAGGACCGCCAGCCGTCGCCGTTGGTGCCGATCACGGTCAGCATCTTTGAAGGGATGATGGAGAAGGCGGCGAAGCCGGTGGACGCCATGCCGACGATGTGGAGCGCGTGGAACCGCTCGTGCCGGATGTACGGCGGGGGTCAAGGCTTGGCGCGGGGATGGCACGTCGTCGCGGCGGGTGGGGCGGGCGCCGGCAAGTCGCTGATCGCCCTCAACATGACGGCCGAAGCCCTGCGGAACGGGCATAGCGTCGGCTGGGTGTCGCTCGAGATGAGCCGCGAGCAGTTGCTGCTGCGGCTCTTGGGCATCGCCACGGGGCGGAAGCTCAAGGACTTGGAGCCGGGGGCGTCGTTCGATCCCGGCGCGTTTACCGCGGCCTCGTACGGCTTCATGGACAAGCTCGAGGTGTCGGGCGCGCATCTCTGGATGGCGGAGCGACCAACACGGGATCTGCCGTCCGTCAATCAGTTGATGCAGCGGGCGGTGGATGCGGGCTGTCGGCTCATCATCGTGGATTACGCGCAGTTGGTCAGCGTCTCCGGCGCCAAGCTGGACGACGCGATGCGCCAGGTGTCGGCGGCGGTGCAGTCGGTGGCGTATCAGCGGGACGTGAACACGCTGCTGCTGTCGCAGCTCAACCGCTCCACCACGTCGGACAAGGGCGCCCCGCCCACGATCTTCGGACTGGCCGGATCGTCGGCGATCGAGAACGACGCAGACCAAGTGCTGCTGATCGACCAGAGCGCTAAGACCGAAGACCTGTATGGCAAGAACTTCACCGTCCTACTGGAGAAGAACCGGCACGGGCCATCGGCGTCGATTGCGGTACGGATGGATACCCTCAATTTGCAGCTATTGGAACAGACCCCATCGGCCCCGAAGGCCGCGTGGTATGACCGGGAGAGCGCATGAACTGGATTCGGATTGCGACCAAGATGAAGAGCGACCCCCGCATGGGGGCGATTGCGGCGGCCTGCAAGGTGCGGGTGCCCGAAGCGGTGGGACTGGTCTGCTGTGTGCTGATGGAGTTTCCCGATCACGTGCGCGACGGGGACGTGGCCTCAGTGGATGATGTCGTGATTGAGCAGTGGGCGGGCTGGAACGGGAAGGTGGGGACATTTGGCGCCGCGTTTCGGCGGGTACTGTGCGACGAGGTGGGCGTGGTGCGCGCATGGGAAAAGCACAACGGCGCCGCGCTGCGTCGGTTGGAATCGGACTTGGAGCGGAAGCGGCGAGCGAAAGCGGAGCGGAATTCCGCAGAGATTCCGCAGGAATTCCGCAGGAAAGATTGCGGAATGCCGCCGGAATTCCATCCGGTGTCCGCAGTAGACGAGACGAGACGAGACGTAACTGCTAGTAACACTGACGATGATGGTATTCCCTCTCCGTCATCATCGGGGCTGCGCGACGTGTTGCCGATGGTCGCCGCGACTGGACACATGGCGCTCGGCAAGCTGTTTGCGAACGTCGGCGAGCCTGACGTGTGGGCCGGCATCATCCGCGGCATGGCGTCGGGGTTGAACATGGACGGCAACCGACCAGCAGGCCCGGAACGGCTGGCGGCGGCGATCGAGGATTACGTGGCACAAGGCCATCACCTCACGCCGAACCCCAGCCTGTTCCGGGGCTTTGTCAAACGCGCCAAGGCGCCCGACCGTGGGCGGTTTGCGTTGCAGCAGAGCGAAGACGAGTACAACGCCGACTTACTCCGGACCATCCGCGAGCAGAACGACCGCGCCCGAATGCGCGGCGATGCCGAAAAGCCGATCCCAACGTGGGCAAACCGGATCGACGCGACATTCCCGGACGGACGGACGTGGCCGAGTGGGGCCGCCGCATGACACAACGGCCCCGCCAAGCCACCAAACCCCGAAAGACAACCCTCGGTAGCCTCAAGCGCCCCAAAGCCGTGAAACGGCCCAACACACACGGAGACACGATGGACCAGTCTGTTTGCGAGTACATGGACCGTCGCATCGACAAGACGGCGGAGTGTTGGGAGTGGACCGGCAGTGTGTACGGCAACGGCTACGGGCGCCTCCGGTGCGCGCCGAATACCGGCGCCCTGGCGCACCGGGTGGCGTATGCGCGGTGGGTTGGTCCGCTGGTGGACGGGTTGACCATCGACCACCTGTGCCGGAATCGGCGGTGCGTGAATCCCGCCCACCTCGAGCAGGTCACGATTACCGAGAACGTGCGGCGTAGTAGCCGGACGCAGAGTCAGATGGCCCGCACGCATTGTCCGCAAGGGCACGAATACAGCGAGAGCAACACGCTGACCTATCGGGGGATGCGGCAGTGCATCACGTGCCGTCAAGAACACGGACTGCGGTATCTGGCCAAGAACCGCGACGCAAAGCGGGATGCGTGTCGGGCGCGCTACTACGCCAAGACCGGACGGCCGGTGCCTGTGGAGCGGAAGGCGTGTGGTCCGCGATGGGAAGGCAGCAAGATCCAGCGCATGGTTGACGAGTTGAAGGCCGCATGAGTCGAGCCATCCCGACCAACCACGTCAGCCGCGCCCGCAACCTGCCGCGAGCGAAGGGCCGCACCACGCCGAAGGTGGTGGAGCGCATGAACAAGGGGGAGCGCGCCTACGCGGCGGTGCTGGAATCCCGCAAGGCCGCCGGCCATGTCGCGGGCTACTGGTTTGAGTTCGTGTCGATCCGGCTGGCCGACAGCACGCACTACAAGCCGGACTTCCTCGTGATGTTGGCCGATGGGACGCTCGAGCTGCACGAGGTGAAGGGGCGCAAGAACGGCTCGGACGGCAAGCCGGACTCGTTTTGGGCCGAAGAGGACAGTTGGATCAAGATCAAGATCAGCGACGACGTAGGGCCGTTCACCGTGCGCGTGGTGTGGCCGGATCGCAACGGCGGATGGTCGGAGCGGGTCGTATGACCGACGACACCGAGTTCCGACGCGGGCAAAACCGTGCCTTCGACGCGATGTGGGAAGCGTACGGACAGGCCGAACACGAACTGCACGACGACGAGGGCAAGATCGACCCATATGCGCGGGCCGTGTTGGCCGTGGTGCGGGCGCAACTGGATGCGGTCGTGGCCGACATTGCGGCCGAATGGGCGTGCAGTGAGCGGGTGGAGCGGGCGCGGAGGGCTGGCACATGACCTTCCCCGCCTGGGATGCGTTCGACGGCGACCTGCGCGTCAACCCGCGGCATTTGCGCGTGTATCGCTGGTGTCGGATGAACCTTGACTTCCAGCAGGTGCGCTACGGCAAGCGCGACACGATCGCGATGGCGACGCACATCAAGCCGCCGCACATCGGCGCCGTGCTGGATGACTTGGTCCGCTGGGGCTTTCTGGACGAGCACCCGAAAGAGCCGCGAGAACCGCGCCGGTTTACGCTGCTCTTCTCCAAGGGTACGGAATCAGTACCCATAAGTTCAGCGGATGAGGGGCGGGTTGCGGCATAGTACATCATGCCACCAGCGTCCACCGCCAGTACTCCGACCGACGCAGCGTTCGCCGTCGCCATGACCGAGATCGGTCGTGTGATCCCTTACGCGAAGAATCCGCGCAAAAACACGGCCGCCATAGCCAAGGTGGCCGCGTCGTTGCGCGAGTTCGGGTGGCGCCAGCCGATTGTCTGCGACGACGAGATGACCGTGATCGCCGGACACACGCGGCTGGAAGCGGCGCGGTCGCTCGGCATGACCGAGGTGCCGGTGCATATCGCCACCGGCCTGACGGCGAACCAGATCAAGGCGTACCGGCTGGCGGACAACCGCGTCGGCGAGGAGGCGGAGTGGGACGCGGGGATGCTCGGCCTTGAACTGGCCGACCTGAAGCTCGACGGGTTCGACCTCGCGCTGACCGGGTTCGACGCCGACGAACTTGCGGCGATACTGGAGCCGTCGGTGCTGCTGCCGGATGCGGACCTCGACGCGGTGCCCGATGCGCCGGTTGAGCCGATCACGAAGCTCGGGGACCGGATCGTGCTTGGGCGGCATACGCTCGTGTGTGGGGATTCGACCGACGCGGGCGCTTGGGACGCGCTGCTCGCGGGGCGGCAGGCTGGCATGGTGTGGACTGACCCGCCGTATGGGGTGAGTTACGTCGGCAAGACCAAGGACGCGCTGACCATCGAGAACGACGCACTGGACGAGGACGGGCTGCGGGACTTCCTCCAGTCGGTTCTTTCGCTGGCATGGTCGCATTGCCGCGACGGTGGCTCGTGGTACGTAGCCTCCCCGCCGGGGAGGCTACAGCAGGTTTTCGACACGCTCTTGTGCGAGTTGGAAGTTCGCCGGCAGTGTTTGTCGTGGGTCAAGGATCAGTTCGTGATGGGCCGTTCAGATTATCACTACCGGCACGAGCCCATTTTCTACGGATGGAAACAAGGCGCGGCGCACACGTGGAACGGCGGCCGCAAGCAGGACTCGGTGCTAGAAATCCCGCGCCCGCGTGCCAACAAAGAGCACCCCACGATGAAGCCGGTCGCGCTCATCCAGCGGTGCATCGAGAACAGCAGCAACGCGGACGATCTGATCGTCGACCCGTTTGGCGGATCCGGCTCGACGTTGCTCGCGGCCGAGGTGTGCGGACGCAGTGCGGCGCTGATCGAACTGTCGCCCGCCTATTGCGACGTCATCGTGAAACGCTTTGAGCAGGCCACCGGCCTCACCGCGCAGCGCCCGTGACACCCGCCAAGGCGGCACCGAAGCCGCGACCCGGCGCGCAAGCCAAGATCGACATGAAGGTCGTCGAGGGCATGGCGTCCGTCGGCGCGACGAACGTCGAGATCGCGGACTTCCTCGGGTTCGCTGAGTCGACGATCAGCACCAAGTGCCGCGAGGTGTTGAAGAAGGCGCGCGCCTCGCTCAAGACGCGGCTGCGTCAAGCGCAGATCAAGGCCGCCATCGGGGGCAACCCCGCGATGCTGATCTGGCTCGGCAAGCAGATGCTGGGGCAGACGGACAAGCAGGAGATCGAGCACACGGGCGAAGGCGGCGGCGCGCTCAAGGTGACGGTCACGCACATGGTGATCGACCCGTGACGGTGGTCGCGCTGAGGCGCCGCATCCCCCGGTGGGCGCTGCCATTGCAGCCGCCCAGTCGCTACAAAGGCGCCAGCGGCGGGCGCGGCTCGGGGAAGTCGCACTTCTTCGCCGAGGAAGCCGTCGAGCGCATGGTGTGCGACCCGTCGCTGCGCGTGGTGTGTATCCGCGAGGTGCAGAAGTCGCTCAAGTTCTCCGCGAAAGCGCTGGTCGAACACAAGATCCGCGAACTGGGCGTCGTGGAACACTTCACGATCCTAGAGACCGAGATCCGCCGCATCGGTGGGTCGGGCCTCATGATCTTTCAGGGAATGCAGGACCACACCGCCGAGTCGATCAAGTCGCTGGAGGGCTTCGGCATCGCGTGGGTCGAAGAGGCGCAGAGCATCAGCCAGGCGTCGCTCGACCTGCTGCTGCCGACGATCCGCGCCGAAGGCTCGGAGATCTGGTGTTCGTGGAACCCGAAGTTCAAGACGGACGCCGTTGACGTGTTCTTCGCGGCGGGTCTGCCCGATGCCGTGCGCGTGCACACGACGTACCGCGACAACCCGTTCCTGCCGTCCACGTTGCGCGCGGAAGCGGCGCGGCTCAAGGAATCCGACCCCGACAAGTACGCGCATATCTGGGGCGGCAGCTACGATCTGGGCGGCAAGGGGCGCGTGTACCCGATGTTCCTCGACAAGCCGTTCCCGTACGGCAACATCGACGACAGCATCGCGGACCACGGCGGCGAGCTGCTGATCGGGCAGGACTTCAACATCAACCCGATGGCGTCCGTGTTGGCGCAGCGCGTGGTGGACGAATGCCACATCCTCGACGCCTGGCAGATCGCGACGTCGAACACGACCGAGGTCTGCGAGGAAGTGCGACGCCGCTACCCGAACCGCCGCGTGATCTTCTGCCCCGACCCCGCCGGCAATCAGCGGCGCACCAGCACCCAGGTCGTCGGCCAGACCGACTTCACGATCATTCGGAGCTTCGGCTTCGAGGTCCGCGCCCCGGCCGCGCACCCGGCCGTCGTGGACCGCATCAACAACGCGAACGCGATGTATTACGCCGACGATCGACGCCGAGTGCGCGTGCACCCGCGCGCCATGCCGCTGATCGAATCACTGTCGGGCTTCACGTACAAGACCGGCACCTCGATCCCCGATAAGCGCTCGATCTTCGGCCACATCGCCGACGCTGCCGACTATCTGCTGTGGCAGGAGTTCAACGTGCTCGGCCCGAAGCGCACCGTCTCGTCCTTCTCCCTCATGGGCTCATGAACACGACCGATCCGACGCTGCCGAACTACACGCGCGCCGCGGCCGTTGAGGCTGACGGCGAACTCGCGCTGTTGCACGACCTGTTGGGCGGAACGAAGCGCATGCACGCGCAGAGCGCCACGTACGTCAAGAAATGGCCGGACGAAGAACCGGCCGTGTACGATCGACGCCGCGTCTGCGAAACGTTCTTCGACGGCATCGGGCGCACGCTGTCGGCCGCGACAGGGATGCTGTTCGCCAAGCCGCCGGTGCTCGAGTGGAACGCCAGCGAGACGGCGCTGTCACCGATGTGGGACAACATCGACGCGGCCGGCACCAAGGGGACCGTGTTCACCAAGCGGTTCGGTGAGGCCGCGCTGCGGGATGGGCTGGCGCTCATCCTGGTCGACCACCCGAAGGTGCCAACGGACCCCGAGACGGGCGAGCCGGTGCGGATCACCGCCGCGAGCGAAGCCGAGTACAACCTGCGCCCGCGTTGGGCGATTTATGCGCGTCGGTCGGTCCTGAACTGGCAGGCGGGGCTCGTCAACAACCTGACGGCACCGACGTTGATCGTGCTGCAGGAGTCGGCCGACGTGCCGATGGGCGCGTTCGGTATCAAGACCGTGCAGCGGTTTCGCGAGCTGCGCCTACTCCTGACGCCCGACGGCTATCAAGCGGCGTGGCAGCTCTGGGAGCAGGTCGCCGACGACGCCAAGAAGTCCGAGTCGTTCACGGTCGTCGATCAAGGCGTGTTCAAGAACCGCAACGGCGAGACGGCGCGCGAACTCCCGGTCGCGATCGCGTACACCGGCCGCACCGACGCCATGCTCACTGCGACGATCCCGCTGATGGGCGTGGCGTACGCGAACCTCGCGCACTGGCAGAACGCGTCGAACCTGCGCTTCAACCGCGAGATCTGCGCGTTTGAGCAGTTGGTGATTACCGGCGACATCATGGAAGACGCCCAGAAGCGCAAGCGGATCAAGATCGGCCCGCTGGTCGGCATCCACCTGGCGCAAGGCGGCACGGCCGCGTGGATGGGGCCGAGCGGCAACGGCCTCGACCAACTCAAGCAAGCGGTGCAGGAAAAGCTGACCGAGATGGCACAGCAAGGCGTGTCGTTCTTGGCAACCGACACCCGTGCCGCCGAAACCGCTGAAGCCAAGCGGCTCGACGCGACCGCCGAGAACTCGACGCTCGCTACGGCCGCGCAAGGCATCGAAGACGCGGTCAACGCCGCGCTCGAGATCACCGCGTGGTATCAGGGCATTGAGAAGACCGGCGCCCCCATGCTGACGATCTCGCGCGACTACGAATCGACGGGGATGCCGCCGCAGTTGCTCACCGCCTACGTCGGCGCCATCGCGAACGCGGGACTGCCGGTGCGGTTGCTGCTCAACGCCATGCAAACCGGCGGATTGATAGGCACCGACGAAGACTTGGACGCGCTCGAAGGCGAGATCCTGACGAACCAAGCCGCGATCGCGGACGACGCCGCGATGCAGGCCGCCACGCTCGCCGAACGGGCTGCACCGCCACCGCCGGAGACCCCTGCCCCACGGCCGCGCCGGTTCGCGGTCGAACGCGATGACGCTGGCCGTGCCATCGGCATTGCCGAAGCCGCTTAACTCTTTCTCACACCGAGTCTCTGATGCCGAAATCGACCGCGACCTGCAATAGCCTCTTGGCGCTGATCTTCAACGCGACGGCATGGGCCGACATCGCCGAGAACGACAGCAGTGCTCCCGCCACGAACCTCTACGTCAGCCTCCACACGGCGGACCCGGGCGTCGGCAACAACCAGACGACGAACGAAACAGTGTACACGAACTACGTGCGCATCGCCGTGGCCCGCACGACGGGTGGATGGGATGCGCCGTCGAGTGGCGCCACCGCCAACGCGGCGCTCGCGCAGTTCGCGCAATGCGGGGCGAGCGGCGCGACGCTGACGCACGTCGCCATCGGCACCGCGGCATCCGGCGCGGGCACGGTGCTGTACGCCGGCGCCCTGTCGTCGTCCTTGGCCGTCGCGCTCGGCATTCAGCCGCAGTTCGCGGCGGGCGCCCTCGACGTGACCGAGACGTGACCACGTACGCCTGTCAGTCGTGTGGGGCGGCAGTCGCCGTGGTGGCCGGCGCCGTGGTGCGCTCGTGCGCGTGTGACGCGCCCGTGGTGGCGTCACTGCGGGCCACGGCGCGAGGCGTCGGCGGGACGGCCGGATGAGTGGCGGATTCGCACGGACTGCCGAGTGGGTCGAGGCCGACGACGCGGGGCGCGCGCACGTCACGGGCTTCCGTAAGGTCGTGTCCTCGACGGCGACCGTGACTGATGCGTGGCTCGACTACTCGTACTTCCCCGGCGCACCGGCGGCGAACTTCTACGCCTCGTCACCACTGGAAGCCGCCGTGGTCGATGCCTCGCGTGGCATCCCGGTGCCCACCGTGTCGCCGTCGCGGCAGTTCCTGCGGAACCTCAAGCTGATGTCGGCGGCGAATAGTGCCACCAGCACGACGAACGGGCGCCAGCAAGTCATCGCCGCCGATCTGCTGCTGTACTACCCGTTCATCGACACGGACGCGGTGGGCGAAACGCAGGACATGGTGAACGTCGTGCCGCTGCCGCGCACCAGTGGCGGGCGCGTGATCGCGGTCGCGCAGTCGGCGGCGGCCACGAACGGCCAGTTCACGTTCACGTATACGAACCAAGACGGCGTGGCGGGGCGCACCAGCCAAAACCACTTCACGATCGCCGTGGCCGGTGGCGGGCAGATCGTCGCCGCCAGTTCGCAGGTGGGGACCTCGTACCTGCCGTATTGCAACCTGCAAGCGGGCGACTCGGGCGTGCGGTCCATCGAAAGCGTGACCTTCACGGCGGCCGGTGGCGGGCTGATGGCCCTCGTCATCGTGCAGCCGCTGCTGACCGCCACCATCACGCAGGAAAGCCGCCGCACCACGACGGGCAACTTGGAGAGCTACGGCGCGTGCGATGAGTTCGCGGCCGTGCTGCACCAGCGCCCCGCGCGCATTCTCGACGGCGCGGTGATCGGCCTCTTTGCCGCTGGACACGCGGGCTCGCTCGCGTCGTCAATCTGCGTCGGACTTCTCGAAACCACATGGGGACAGTGACATGGGATGGACCTCGCACGATGACCTGCTGAACCAGATCACGAACAACGGCAAGTTCGACACCGCGATCTACAACAAAACGCTGGCGTCGGCGGGCACCGCTGGACACTGGACGCTGCTCTCGGGCCACACGGGGTCACCGCCTGCCGCGACGTTCGCGGGCGCGGACCTCACCTACGTCGCCACCGACGACACATGGAGCGAAGGCGCGACCCCGCACGGCGGCGATGTCGATCCGGCGACGAAGCACGTCCTGAACGCGGGCGCGGCCATCGTCGCGGCGGCGGGTGCGCCGTGGTTCTTGATGGCGATTGACCTCGTGGGCTACGTGCCGCTGTCCGGGGCGAACGTCAGCTCGACTGGCACCAAGACCGTGACGATGACGGCGCTTACCGGGTCGGATCGCTACCCGAACGGCGAAGGGCTGCGGCTGTTCGTCGCCGCGGACACGGCGCTCGGGGCCAACGCCCCGACGTGCATCATCAACTACCTCGACCAAGGCGGCAACGCGGGCGCGACGACGACCTTCACCAGCACCGCGTCGCTCGGCATCGGGCAGTTGCTCAACAGCGGGACCGCCGCGAACAAGTACAACCCGTTCCTGCCGATGGCGGTCGGGGACACGGGCATCACCGACATCGTGTCGTTGGTGTGGGCCGGTACGGCGCACGCCTCAGGCACGGTCGTGGTCGGCCTCTGTAAGCCGCTGTTCACGATCCCCGTTCCGGCGGCGGGCCTGTACACGAAGCTCGACTTCCTCAACGCCTTCCCCAGCCTCCCGAAGATTCGCGACGGCGCGAACCTTCAGTTCCTGATGTTCCAGACGGGCGCGACGACCTCGGGCGGCACCGTGATGATCGACTTCGATTACGGGTACGGCGGCTAAGTGGCGCTCCTCCAGAACGGCTACCGGGACGCTTCCAGCGGCGTGCGCTACAGCGGGGCGGGCGTGTCCAACAACGCCTACCCTGCCGCGCTCCACGGCAACTGGGCACGCACGTCGCGGATGCGGAACGTCAACGACGGGGAAGGCATCAGCGAGCCGTTGGCGGGGATTCCCGACGGGGCGCGCAACGAATACGCCTGGCTCATGCCGCGCACCGCCGGCGCCCTCGCGGCGCGCAACACGATTGCCGGCGCTGGCGCGCACACGGGCGCGATCGCGGGCGGCGTCAATGGGGAAGCCTCACTCACAGGGGAAGGCACCCTCACCGGCGTCGGGGCGCTGATCGTGTCGCTTGTCGCCGCGCTCACCGGCAGCGGCACCATCACGAACGCCGCCGCCGTGGGCTTCCTGCAGCTCGCCGCATCGCTCGCGGGTGCGGGGGATTTCGCGGGCGCGGCGTCGGCGCTGGCGTCGGCCGCGTCGGCGCTCAGTGGCAGCGGCACCGCGACGGCCACGATCCGCGCGACGGGGCAGTTGGCGTCCGCGATCGTCGTCACCGGTGACCTGCTCAACACCGCAAACGCCGGCCGCGCCGTGTGGGCGTCGGTGCTTGAGGCGGGCTATACCGCCGAGCAGATCCTGCGCGTGCTCGCGGCGGCCGTCGCCGGCGAATCCAGCGGCGCCCCCGATGGGCCGATTGTCTTTACCGGCCTTGATGGCGTGACGGATCGTATCACCGGCGACGTCGACGGGCAAGGCAACCGCTCCAACGTCGTGCTGGCTGCCGACTGATGGCATGGAACTCCCCGTCGTGGCTGTCGTCCTCGTGGTTTGGGCCGTGGTTCGTCGAGAGTGGCGAGCCGAACCCAAACACGACCGTCCGTCCTGGGACGGGCGCGATCGTCATCACGGGACACGCCCCGACGGTGCTGGCCGAGACGCCGACGGTGCCGGGTCGCATCTGGCGCCGTGTGCGCCGCACGTTGCGGCTCGATCCGGTGCCGGTGGTCGTCGCGCCGGCGCGTGGGGCGCTGGTGGTCCTCGGCCATGCGCCACGGGTGCGCGCGTCGCGTCCGGTCACGGTACGCCCGCTGCCGGGGGTGCTCGTGGTCCGTGGCACGGCGATCCGCGTCACGCGCACCGACCGCACCGTGCCGCGCCGCACGGCACCACCAGCGGGCGCGCTTGGACTCACCGGCCACGCGCCGACGGTCGTCACGCCGTCGCGGCAGATCGCACCCGCGGGCGCGATCACATGGATCGGGCACGCGCCGGCCATCGCCACACCGCGCACCGCACGGCTCGACGTCGGACGGATCGCGCTGCTGGGATGGGCGCCGAACGTCCGCATCACGGACCACCCCGCGCCGATGCCGCCCGACGATCGCACGGCATGGCAGGACGACGACGACACCGAAACGCTGCTCCTGTTACTCGCTGCTTACTGACCCGCACCCCGAGACGACTATGGCCGCCGGCCGCTGGAAAACATACTATCGCGCCCTCGACTACTTGGCCGACGGCACGCTCGACCTCAACGCCGCCGCGTGGAAAGTCGCGCTCTGCACCGCCGCGTCGAACGCGAACACCCTATCGCTGACCGACGCGACGTACGCTGATCTCACGGGCGAGCTGCCCGAGATGTTTGGCTACATCACGGGCGGTCAATCGCTCACCGGCGTGGACCTGACGCGCGTCGATGGCGGGCAGACCTTCACCGCGAGCGATGCCGTGTGGACCGCGATGGGCGGCAGTCTCACCGCTCGGTACGCGGTGATCTACCGGGACGCCACGGTGAACGCCGTCGTGAAGCCGCTGCTGTGCGTGTGCCTGCTCGACACGGCGCCCGATGACGTCACGGCGACGGACACCAACACGCTGACGATCCAGATGCACGCGTCGGGGATTCTGACGGTGGCTGGGGCGTCCAGTGATTGAGCCCCGCCCCGCGACCTCTCAACTCCGCATCCGTCCGATCTTAGGTCTGGCCCGCTGGTGCGCCTACGCGCTCGTGCTGTACGTCGTCGCGGTCGTCGGCCTCATGGCCGCGGTCGTCGGCCTCATGGCCGGCACCGTGCTCGCGGCGGTGTGGCATGGCTGACGTGCGCCCGACCGTGGGCGGCATCCTCGCCAAGTTCCGCGGCTGCGGGTGCAGTGATCCGCGCCGCCCGCTCGCGCAGGAGATCGTGCGGCTGATGATCGAGAACGACGCGCTCAAAGCGCATCTCGCGCTCGTGGCCGACACGCTGCCGATGGCGCAGGCGCAATAATGGCCCCGATCTCCATCCGCGAGGTGCAACAGGCGGCCATCTCGCACGCGCTGCGGACGGGCGGGCTCCCGCTGGGGATCGTCATCGACGTGACTCTCGAGACGCGCCGGCAGGGCGCGATCCTGATCGTCGGCTTGGAAGAACGCCTCGACGTGCAGGCGCCATGACGCCCGCCGAAGCCGTGTTCTGGCGCCGGCTGATGCGGCGCGTGGCGCTGCTCGAGCCCGACATGGTGCGGCCCGTTTTTAAGGCGCTCGAGATCCTGCGCGGCGTGGTGTCCGAGGCGTCGTTCACCCGCTTAATCGTCGCGGGCGACACCGAGGGCGCGCTGGCGCTGCTCGATGACGCGATCAAGGCGGGGGCGCTGTCGCCCGTGTCGGCCGAAGTGGCGCGCCAGACGCAGGGCGCGGTCGCGACGTTCGGCAAGGTGCTGCCGCTGCCCGCGAGCGAGACGGCGGGGATCGTGTTTAACGTCCTGAACCCGCGCATGGTCGACGCCGTACGGGCGCTGGACACCAAGGTCGTGCAGGTGCTCACCGACGACGTCAAGGCCACGGTGCGCCAGGTGACCGAGCGCGGCATTCGCGCCGGAGTGAACCCGCGCGAGACGGCGCGGTCGTTGCGCGATGTGATCGGGCTTGGGCCGACGCAAGAGAAAGAGGTCGATAACTTCCGCGCGGCACTGGAAGGGCGCGACGGGCGCAATCCGTTCGACTACGCTAAGCGCGATCGCCGGTTCGACGCGTCGATCCGCAAGGGCACGCTGACGCCGGCGCAGATCGACAAGCAGGTCGACATCTACCGGAAGCGACGCATCGCGCTGAACGCTGAGACCGTGGCGCGCACGGCGGCGCTGGACGCGCAGAAGGCGGGGCAGCGGATGGCGTGGGAGTCGGCGATTGAGCGCGGGATCGTGGAGCGTGGCGACCTGCTGAAACGATGGGCCGGGACACTCGACTCGCGCGAACGGCAGTCTCACCTAGACATGGAAGGCGAGACGGTCGGGTGCGATGATCTGTTCAGCAACGGCCAGCTCGTGCCTGGGGACACCGAGTACAACTGCCGATGCCTCGCCGTCTACTTCGTGCGCCGTGCCGCGCCGGCGCCCAAGCGCACGATACCGGCCTCGCCGACGGTTGCCCGCACCGCTCGACCCGCTGCCAGTGAATCCGGCGCGGTTAAGCTGGAACGCGCACTGGCAGAGGCAGAAGATAAGATTCGGAATCTACCGTATGAGCATGGCTACGCGTTCACGTCAGACGGCGCGAAAATCTATGACTTGAAGGGGACGAAATCCCGTGTCCCGATTACGAGAGAGCACATGCTGGCGCATAAAAACGGCCATTTTACGCATAATCATCCGAACGGACACGCGGGCTTTTCCAGCGGCGATTTCATGGCGGCGAGCGAAGGCAACGTTCAGGAAATGCGATCGGTCACGAATCGGGGCGCGTCGTCGATTGTGCGTGGTCGGCTGGGGTGGAACTCACCTAGTCAAATGAAAATGCTTTTTAAGAAGTTCGAGACTTTGGTGATGAAAGAGCGTCCCATGCGGCCGAGCGTCGGCGGGCGGTACGTACCGTCGCCGGAGGAGATAGAGTGGCAGCAAACCTTTTATCTAAAGGTCGCAGAGCGTATGGCGAAGCATCTCGGACCAGACCGCATGACCTTCACGTTTTACCCCAGGTAGGGCACATGGCTGAAGATCCGGATATTATCGCCTATATGATCATTGACCCGCCCGTGTTCCCGTGGTCGTCACCGGACGCAATACGCGAGTGGATCGCGGAGCTTGACGTTTTACTTCGTGATGTGTCTGATAGCAGCCGATACGCTGTCGGCGTCAAGGAGCAGGTTCGCGATGCAAGGGCGAACGCGGTAGAGATGCTGGTGGCCGCAGAAAGCGGCGAGCAGTGACGAAATACCCGCCGCCCCCTAAGCGCAGAAACCCGCGTTTCGTGAGTGCCCGCCATGCCGGAACCGGCCAGCGTCCAGTATCACCGGCAACTGACTGTCAGACCCGCCCGGTATACTGCCCCCCAATGGAGCTCCCGATGCCTGAGACCCTGACGATCACCGCCCCGACGTTCACCAGCGCCGACCGCGACCTGCTGCAGCGCACGATGGCCGTTCTTCGCGCGGCCGACCTGATGTCCGACGCGATTCCGGCGCTGTCCGAGCTGCAGGCGCGGGTGGCGGGCTTGGCGTCCCCCATCGTGGACGAGACAACCGCCGATCAGACGGGCGCGCTTGTGGGATGGATGGCCGTCATCGAG